TTGACGTGGCTTGACGTCGCTTAAGAAAAGGATAAACTAGAGATATGCCGAATACGACGAATTTTAACTGGTCTACGCCTGCTGACACAGATTTAGTAAAAAATGGAGCTAGTGCTATTCGCACGCTTGGCTCAGCTATAGATACTTCTTTTGTTGATTTCAAAGGTGGCACAACAGGTCAGGTATTAAAAAAGACTTCTAATACTGATTTAGATGTTGAATGGGGTACAGTTTCATCAGGCTTAACCTTAATTAACACCACCTCTTTTTCTGCAGTAGCCAGTCAATCTGTTAATGATGTTTTTAGTTCCACATACAGCAATTACGTGATTATTGGTTCAACTTCTGTTGAAAGGATTCAAACTTTACGAGTTAGAGTTAGTGGTTCTGATAATACTTCATCTAATTACAAATTTTTAAGAAATTGGTATTTACAAACAGGTGCTCCTTTATCAAGTCAAACAACAGCAACTTCTTTTGATGTTAATGCTGGTGGTAATAGCACTGCAGATGTAAGTTCATTTAATATTCAAATTTTTAATCCACAAGCAACAGCAAAAACAAGAATTTTATCTTGGGCATCTTCTGATGACACAGGTTCAGGTTATGGTGCTGGCTATACTGAAACATTTGGCTACACAACTGTTGATACTTCTTACACAGGTTTTACAGCAATTTTTGGTGGCAACGCAACAGGAACTATCAGAGTGTATGGATTGGCAAACTAATGGCAATTGAAAAAATTATGATTGGTATTGATGACAAAGTTGTTGAATTAAAAGGTGCTGACAAAGAAGCCTTTATTGCACAACGCGAAGCCGACAATGCTGAACGCGCATTACTTGAAGCCGAGTATAAAGCCAAACAAGAAGCCAGAGAGTCTGCTATCAAAAAGTTAGCAGAGATCGCAGGACTTACAAAAGATGAACTTGCTTCAATCCTTTAATCACAAACAATTTTCTTTAGCTGCAATTGCTTTCCTAGCAGCTTGGCAAGCAACCGATTTTGCCTTAGATTACAGAGCTGTATTAGGTGCTGTCGTAGCTGCTTCTATGGGAGCTATGAACCCTAATGCCAAAACCAAGATTAAGTAAAGCAGCTGAGCAATTACGCTCTGAAATAAACGCCAAATATCCTAAGCGAGATAAACGATCAGACGGCTGGATAGGCGACACAGCACACAACGCACGTAAGTCAGACCATAACCCAGATAAAAATGGGTGGGTTCGTGCTATAGATGTTGACTCAGACCTTGTTAAAGGCTCAAGTAAAGAGTCTTGGCTACTTGCTGAACAAATTAAGACAATTGCAATCAAAGGCGACAAAAGACTTAGTTACATTATTCACCAACACCGAATAGCCTCACCACGACAAAATTGGGCTTGGCGTGTCTACAAAGGGTCTAACCCTCACGTATCACATTTGCATATATCCTTTACTAAGGCAGGCGACCTTAACGGAAAGGTATTTGGAATATGAGCAAACCTAAAGCAAAAAAACAAACAATAGAACTACCTGATGTAATGGCTAGTGAACTTGTAAGAATTGTAAATACAGCTCACGAAGAAGGAAAACTAATAGTTGGTTTTGTTGCTTGCTTAGAACTGTTTGACGGCAAGAAAAAAACTATAAAGATTGTTGCAAATCAAGATATGCCACAACATAGCGTATTTGGAATTATTAACTATGCAGCTGAAAAGTATCAGTTCACAATGTCACCTGAAGAAGACGACGACGACTTTTATGATCCTGAGTGGTTTGACGGACAATGATTGGTGAACTTGTTGGCGTTATTGGTTTGCTTATTACTATTCTTGTTTTGGTTATTAAAGCAACTGCAGAAATTATTAAAATGAAGTCACAATTGTTTCCTAATGGTGGAAGTTCATTGAACGATAAAGTGACACGCCTACAGTTAGATGTTGTTAAAATTCGTAGTACTATAGATAGTATTAACTCACAGTTAGGTAAGAAACCTACACGAAAGAGGTAACTATTAAACGTTACGTCGTAATTTCAGATTTGCAATACCCGTATATAAAAAAGCAATATGTTGATTCTTTACTTGATTATATAGATTATGTTAAACCAGATAAGTTACTTTGTGTTGGTGATGAGCTTGATTGCCAAACCATTTCAACTTATGCACGTGGCACAGCCCTGGAGTTTGAAGGTTCTTTGCAAAAGAATATAATTGGTTTGAAGGGCTTACTCAAAGAATTCCGTAGTGCTATTGGACGCAGTAAGCCTTTCCAAATTCAACGCAGTAATCACACCATTCGTATTGAAAAATATATTAGCCGTCACGCGCCAGCATTTGCAGTTATTGACGCAATCAAAATAGAAAACCTTTTAGGTTATAACGAACCAGATATTAAAGTTTCTTATAACAGATCATTAACCGAAATTGCCAAAGGTGTAATTATGGGTCACGGCGATGAAGGCAGGCTTTACAATCACGCAGGACAAACAGCTCTTGGACTAGCTACAAGAACAGGTAAGAATGTTATTTGTGGTCATACCCATAGGCAAGGTATTGCTTCAGCGTCACACGGCTTTGCAGGCAAACTAAGTACTTTGTGGGGTATGGAAGTTGGGCATTTATGCGACCTTAATAGTGCTGGTATGCGTTATATGAAAGAAGGTCACGCTAACTGGCAAGCAGGTTTTGGCATATTATACGAACAGGACGGACAAGTTAAACCCGAACTTGTGCCTTTTAACAAAGACGGCTCATTTATAGCCGAAGGCGAACTTTGGAAATAGTTATCAAATCGTTATAATTCATTAACGTGTTTTGACACACTTGTGCCTTAATCTCAATTTAACGAGAGGGGCAGTATGGATAAAGTCTGGTATCCAATATCAGAACTAATAGCTGATGCTTATCACAAAATGTATTTTTATCACAAAACTCAATGCACGTTTAAGGAATGTGATTGTGAAAACAAGCTACAGCAATTGCAAGAATTTCAAGGACTATTTATAGGAGTGAACTAAATGGATTATCTAAAAAACTACATTGAAGTTAAAGACAGAATACAAATGTTTTACGAAAAATTTCCAGAGGGTACTTTGCATTTTCAATACAAGGGTGTCCTGGAGTTCAACGGCGAAACATACATTTATGGTGAAGCCTTTGCTTACCCTGAACGCGACAAAATGGCTTATGCATCTGGTTGGGCTATGGAAAGAGTGCCTGCTAAAGGTTTTGGTCGTGGGTCGGAAATGCAATTACTTGAAACTTCTTGCTGGGGTCGCAGCATCGCTGCCCTAGGAATCGCAGTAACACGCAGTATTGCTTCTAGAGAGGAAGTGGCAAAGTACGTGAACCCAGAAAACGACCCTTGGCAAACCCCACCAGATAGCCCTAAAAAGCCCGTAGAGGGCAAAATTAGCCAAGAAACCCCTGCGCCTATATCAGGACAAGGACAAGGCTTGGAAATGGGCTATTTTGGGTCTTATAGAGTTGCTACAGAAAAGCAAGTAAACTTCTTGCATTCTTTATGTAAGCGTATCTATACTGATTGGGATAAAGAGAAACTACTGAAATATCTGCAATTCCTAAGTAAGGAACAGGAGTTTTCTAAGCTAGAATTCGCACCATACACAATTGTTAAAAACCAATTAGATAATCAACAACAATTGGCAGATAATTTAAGTGCTTGGTTAAACGCTTCTAGACTTCCGTCAAGCCACGAACAGGCTGAAACGGCAGCTGCAGATTGGAAGACAGACCAATTTTAGAGATACTTTTAATGAACCCATATTTTGATGACGTTGAGCTACTCCCAAGCGATTACCGGAAAATAGCCGTTTGTGAGTCGTCATTAAACCCAGAAGCAATAAATCGGACAGGCAAGTATAGGGGCTTGTTTCAATTCGATAAACGCTCTTGGGAATGGGTAGGTGGGTCTGGCGACCCAGCACGGGCTTCTGTGCGTGAACAATATAAACGCGCACAGATGCTTGTATCACGGCAAGGATTCGACAGAGCATTTCCACAATGCTCAAAAATTATGGGGGTTAAATAATGGAAGCAATTATTGTGTTCTTTGGCGCGTTTCTGGTGTTACTGGCGTTATATATGCGACAATAAGACTAAGAAAGGGGGGCGAATGAAACCACAAGACGTATACAAGCTAGAGCAAGTCTTACGACTCTCAATTTCACAAGACTTACTCAATAAGGCATCAAACTTTCATAATCAAGATGATATGGAAGAAGCAAGAAAGATAGTAGAAAAAAAACATTAAGTCAAGACAGGGGCAACAAATGGAACAAAGATACATAGACGCTTTACTATTTGCAGGTGTAAT